TCAGGACCACGAGCCTGTGCCACCTGCAACACCCGATACTGTTGACACACCACCTCCCTCGAAATGCCCCAAAAGATTTGATGCAGAATCAAAAAACAATACACTACAAAATACAGGGGTCATTGTTATCTGGAAGCTAACCGTATTTGTATACAGATCATCCAAATCATCTGTATATAAGTCACCAAACAGCACACCACCACCTGGAGATGATAATCCTCCTGCATTTCCCGAAAAATGTTTTCCACCTTCACTGGTGATCTGAGTGTCTACTTTTATATAAAATATTGCACTAGCTAATGTAGTTTTTGCTGGGTATTTATTTTCTGCCGCAGCTATCTTGCTTGTAATACAAGATACTTTATCCTTATCAAGATATTCTCCATATCTTCTTTGTACATCATCCATAATCTGCTGTCTAAGGTTTGAACATTTAGTCATAGTAGTCACCATTAAAAGTAATTATGGGATTGCAATTCATAGATTGCATTATAATTAATTGACCATAGACAGCACTTTTTCAAGTTACAAAAGTAAATAAAAAGTAAACAAAATGATAAAAGAAATATCAGAATGCCATTCATAATTCTGCAGTTACATCTGTAATAATAACTCATTGATGCTAAAGCAATAAAAGTATGAACAATCCTAATCCATGTATGACGTGTGGTGCCTGTTGTGCATTTTTCCGCGTCTCTTTTTACTGGGTTGAAACAGATGATGCTGGCGGCACCATCCCCGTAACGATGACAGAACAAATCTCTCCCTACCATCAATGCATGCAGGGCACTAACCAGAAAAATCCTCGCTGTGTGGCCCTGATCGGCCAACCGGGAGTCAATGCCTACTGCAGCATTTATGAACATCGCTCATCCACCTGCAGAGAATTTCCGATGTCCGGAGAACACGGCATCGTGAATGAAGCATGCAACCGCGCTCGTGCAAAATATGGGCTACCCCCTCTTTATTAAACGCGATCATAATCACGGCAATGGCATGTTTTATATAACATTCTTAGAGGGCGTAACAACAAGCTTGTCGTTTCAAGCGATTTCTTCCGATTGGGGAGCCTGAGCGCTCCCTTTTTTTCAGCTAAAAATCAGCATACAGCCATACAATCCCGCACAGGCCACCACCGGCACCACAAAATCCATCAGGCTTGCCACATCCCACGCGTGCGGATCAAAACCGCCCCACCACGGCATCTTATGTCGGTGACCATCACCAAAACGCTTAATCCAGCGATATTCTGCCTGGGTATATTCGCGGGCAACAAAAAACGTACAGGCAATGGCTGCACCATAAGCCCAGTCACCGGTAATGCACCCAACCAGCCCCTGTACCGCCACAGCACAAATTGCATGAAGTATCGGCGTGATATCCATCTGCTATCCTTAAAACCACTCCCTGAGCGGGCGCTCTGGTGTAACCACCCACTCACGGAACACGGAATCATCAAATCCATCGTCAAGAAGACGGATATTAACAAAGTACCCTTCGTTTCGCGTGTATTCTGGTTCTCCGTCATCAGAAACATCTGTCTCCCTGAACGTAAAACCAATCTCATCAACCAGAACGGCATTCTGCAGCTCTTCGTCCTCTTCCCAGTTAAGTTTCCTGAGAAATGCCCTGAAATCTGCTTTATCACTGAAACGCAACGTGAAATCTCTCACTCCACAACCTCCCCAAGCTGCGCATCTGTTAGCTCTTTATGCCAGAGACGAAAATTCCTCACATGCCCAAATAAATGGCGTAATCCTGCTGTAGTTTGTCCACCAATGCGAATGGTTGCTGTACTCCGGATATATTCCCATTTGGTTTTAGTTTCGCTGCTTAACTTACCGTTACTGACTACACATGTGGACCGTTCGGACTTTACCCGCATACCAATAAGCATTTTTTCCAGCCCGGCATTTTCATTTATTCGTCGGTCTGAACCACCTATATCACAATACGGAAAACCGTCGTACCCACCTGATGAACCAAACCCCATTACGATCCCCGCATCTGCCTGATGCCGGTATGTGTCAAAAACACGCGGTGCTGCATTTGGCGTTTTATACCAGTTCTTATGTACCTCACAAAGAACCGTAAAAGGAAGATTATAAAGATTATTCTTAATCGGAACTGTAACCATATCGCTTGCCCGCGTTACCGGTGCCGTCCCCGTAACAATAAAAGATGATGCGCCTGTACCAGCCTCAATCTGTGGAGTGGTTACATCGAGATAATCCCCTGATGCAACCATCTGCCCTGTATCCGGAGAATACTGGACAAAACCACCAACCGTATTTTCTGTTGTATCTGCTTTTAATGTAGCCTCAAAAAATATCCAGCCAGTTGCATCATCCTTAACAGACCTTGCTGTAACACGGCTTGTCTGACCTGTCTTGCTAATTATGCGGGTGGTAAGGTTCAGGTTTGCTGCTCCTATTGATGTCCTTACCTCCCCATCATAATGTTCAAATAAAATACGAACGGCGATATTATCAACTTCACTTTTTACCCGACAGGATATAGTTACATGCTTTTCGTCCCCTGAAGTATCAACCCCTCCGGTACTCGAATACAGTCCGATAATGGTATGCGCTTTACTTGTACCAACAATCGAATCCTGTACGACAAACCGGCCATAATTAAACCCGAAACTATCTGTGCCTGTTTCTGTAACGTCCAGTGAAGTTGACTTATTCCACTTCGAAGGGTCTGTACTGTTCTGGAAGAAGTTCGTTCTTTGCCCCTCAATAAGCAGGCCATCACACTCAAATCGTGGCTCATTAATTTCCGCCGTTTTCAGTTCGCCAGATTTGTTGATATATGTTGCCGTTGATGCGCGACTGAAATTAACCTGTTTATCACTGGCAACCTGAACCACATTATCACCAATCTTCACTTTTTTATAACCCGGAGAATAGCCCGTAATCATATCCAGCGAATCATTAAAGGGTATCCACACATCCGGCAGCGGCTGTAAAACATATCTGTACGGCTCTGCTGTCTGGTTTGCGTATTCTCTGGCAGCATCTTCACTTGCTTTTGCTGCCGTCTGGCTTGCTGCCGATGCTTTCGCCGAGTTCGCCGCCGCTGTTTCGCTCACCTTTGCGTTGGCTTCACTGTCTTTGGCATTCGTCTCACTGGTTTTCGCTGCCGTCTGGCTGGATTTTGCGTTTTTTTCGCTGGCCTTTGTGGCTGTCTCGCTATTTTTCGCGCTGGTTTCTGATTTTTTGGCTGCTGTCGCGGAGTTTGCCGATGCAGTCTGCGAGGCCGCTGCCGCCTGTGCGCTGTTAGCTGCATTCGTTTCTGAGGTTTTCGCCGCGTTCTTCGATGATGCCGCTGCAGTTTCGGATTTCTTTGCCGCCGCTGCGCTCTGTGATGATGCTCCGGCATGACGTGCCACTTCATTCACCATCAGCTCAAAACGGCGCAGTGCCTCCGGCATGACATCATCTTCCGTCATGGCGCCGAGAAAATCATTCAGCGTACCTGGTCTGGAACCTTCATAGACGGTAATGGTCCCGGCATGTGAAGGCGGAAAATCTTCAACCAGCAGGGTGACGCTGTACTGGCCATACTCAACATCCATGCTGTAACGCCCGGCTTCATCCGGATTTTCAGAGGCCACCGTGTTCACCACCACCGTGCTGCTGGTCCGTCTGGCCTTCAGCACAATGGTGCAGTTCTGTACTGGTTTTCCTGTGCCATCTTTAAGCACGCCAGAAATTTTTACTGTCATACTTTTCCACCAATAAAAAAAGCCCGCAGCAGTGACGCCACGGGCTTCAGGACAGTGTAACTTTACGTTTCCTCAAACGCAGTTCACCCCATAAGGCGGATGAACCTGCGTATCATAACAATATTTACAGAAGATAAATCGGCGTCTGTTGTCAGAAACGGTATCCGATACCAACAATAAATGCATCCGTTCGCCAGTCGCCACTGCCGGAGCCTTCATAAGCAATATCAATGGCCACGGATTCGGTCGGGTTAAACTGCACGCCAGCTCCCCACGCCAGAGAGGTATTGCTGTGGCGACCGTCATCACTTCCGGTCAGCACGTCGTGCGTTTTCCCCTTGTTGTCAGTTACGCGGAGATAATCCCCGGAGAAAGTCGACACTCGGCTGTAAGCCACACCTGCCATCGCATAAGCACTGAACCATTCATTCACGCGCACAGACGGCCCCGCCATTACGCTGAACCAGCGGTTACGCACGGAATCTTCATGCCAGCGGGTATCGCTGTAATGCGTTTTTTGCTCATCTTTGGCATTGGCATAACTGAATGACGTCACCAGCCCCAGCGTGTCCGTAAACTCATAACGGTATTTCACGTTAATCCCGTTCAGATCATCGCTGCCAGGCATATCAGTATGGGTCTGAAGATACCCGGCGCTTAGTGTGGACTGATGCTCTGCTGCGCTCGCTGGCGTACCAGCGGCAACCAGCCAGACTACTGCGGACAGAATAACAGCACATAATTTACGCATAATTACCTCTCGCTTTTCTGCAATAAAAAAGGCGCCATTTCTGGCGCCCGTATTGGGGTTATAAAATTCAGCTAATCGTGATGCCTGCAGTGGCTTTCTTCATCACAACAACCAGCAAATCGCTGATACTTGCTGTGGGATACCAGCCATTTACCCACCATGCTGATACAGAAAACTCCAGCGTCATGTGACCGCGACCAGCAGGCATATCAATAACACCACTGTAAACCAGCGTATTATCCAGCGCGGTACGGTTATAAATTTCAGCACCGTTTTTCTTCACTATCAGGCGGCATGACGAATAAGTATCGCTGTTCTCCCGCTCATGTCTGGCACCGCTGAAAGCCACCGCCGGAATAACAATCTGCCGGTTAAACGGCTGATCGTCATAAACCCTGACGGTAATGGTTCCTGATGGCCAACGCTTCGGTGCACGGGAGTCACGAGGGAAAGCCTTACCCACTGTTTTAACGAGATCGCCTTCAATCTGGTTTGCAGACAGTTTCCCTCTGATGACACAGTTCTCGTTAATGGTGACATTATTGAGCGTGCCGGTATTCGCCGTGATGGCTCCACTGATATCCGCATTGCGGGCTGTCAGCCTGCCATCCGGCGTCAGGGAAAACGTCGGAGGATTGCCGGATGACGTGATGCTCACCGCAAACAGTCGCTTCAGGAACACGTCGTTCATGAACAGCTGATTCCCCTGCGCCACAAACAGCGGCGTGGTGTTGCCGTTCTCCGGGGTAATCATCGCAATGCGATCGGCCTGCAGCAGAATGTTACTCAGGGTCTGACCATCAACATCCTCAATCCCCGCGCCAATCCCGGCCACATAGGGAATACCGTTTTTTGTTTTCTGCACCTTCAGCATATACATGGCATTCAGCTCATTGCGCGTGTCTGACTGAACCCGCTGGATTTGCTGTATGGTCACGGCCTGGTCACCCAGCTTTTTATCCGTGGTCGAGGTAATTTCACTCCCTTTTTTATCCACGTACTGGCGGACCTGTGCTATCTGTCGGGCGTTTTCTGACTGCCCCTGGCTGACAGTCTGTGAGATTTCACTGCTCACCCGGTCCACTTTCTGGCTCACCTGCGCGATGGCCAGTGTCTGGTCCTCATTCTTTTTCGCAACCAGCTGCGTGAGGCTGTTTTCCGCCTTCCCGATTTTCCGGGTCACTTCTGCGATATCCGTGTCCATCCGCTGACGGATATCTTCTTCCAGTTGCGTGACCTCCGTACGCAGCGCTGAAGCATCAATGCGCTCTTTCAGTGCCTGGCCCAGAAGCGTCTCATCTATCAGCCCCCGGAAAATTTCCAGATACCCTTCACCATCATTGCTGGGCTGCCCGCTGGCTTCCACAAAAGCAGATTTTCCCACCAGGTTGACGCTTCGCACGTAAAACCAGAAATCCGTCCCCGGCTTAATCCGGCTCCCCTGGACAGTCCACTGACTGCCGGTCCCCAGATAACGGGCAGATTTTTCCACCTGTGCTGTGTTCGTGATGCGTTTTTCTGAGAACCAGAATTCAAACTGTACCGTCGGGTCATACACCGCAAGACGCGGGACCGCCGTTATCTGAAAATACCCCGGCGTCAGTTCAATGGTGGCGGGTTTTGCTGGCGCGTTAATCCGGAAGGTGGTGGTGGCCGGTTCGCCCTGCTGGCCATAACTGTTAATCGCCCTGACCGTCAGGGTGTATTCCCCCAGTGGCAGGCCACTGAAACGGTGCTCCGTATCGGCAGTGATGGCGGTGGTCACCAGTCTGGCATCCGCTCCCTTACCACTGGTCAGGCGCAGACTGAAGCGCACACCCTTCACCACCCGCGGCGTGTCCCATTTCGCCTGCGCCAGATACTGGCCGTCAGCTGCGCTCACCTCCACCGTCAGGTGCTGCACTGCCGGTGGGATGACGCTGTTCAGGGAACCTGACTGCGGCTCAAAGCGGGCACCGTTATCCACGATGGCTTCTTTTTCCGGTACGTGCTGCACCGCCGTGATGGCAAAGGTGCCGTCCGTGTTTTCCCGGACGGAGACACAGCGGAACAGGCGACGGCGCAGTGACGGCAGGGAGAGTCCCCACACCCCGTATGTCTCCACACCATCAGGCAGGGTACTGACCTGTATCCGGTCCGGCGCGGGGTGTTCGGTGATGTCCACACTCACCGGCTTACCACTGCCGTTAATCAGGTTCACCGTGGCGGCACCGGTCTCCGGCAGTGTCACTTCACGGTCCAGCGTCAGGGTGCGGGTGGCAGCATCAATGGACAGGACACGTCCGCCGGTCAGGGTCCCGGCATAGTCGTTATCACAGATTTCAATGATGTCACCGGGTGTGTGCCGCAGCCCCTGAGACCCGAGCGTGAAATCCACCGTCTGCGTTTCCAGCAGTTCGGTCTTTATCACCCACAGCCCGGCACGGTGGGCCTGACCGCGGCTGGTACAGCCGAACGCGTCCATCTTCAGCAGGTTGCGTCCGTAGCGCAGTATGGCTTCCGGGTCTTCCACCAGTTCCGTGGATGTCTGCCAGCCGTTCTGCGGGTCGGTGTAATTCACCTCCACCGCCGTGTGCCGGTCCTTCAGGGCACTGAAGCTGTAGCGGAATCCCACGCCGTTATCATCCACCACCACATCGCTGTTGGTGTACGGCCACACCACATCCGACGGGCGGTCCTGAACGAACGTCAGCGTCTGACCGTTCCATACCGGCATACAGCGCATCGCAGAGCAGAAATCACTGAGAACGTCCCACGCCTTACGCTGTTGTGCCAGGTACGCATTAAAGGTCATCCGCGGCTCGGTCCCCCCGAAACCATCCGGGACCGTCTGGTCGCAGTACTGCCCGATGGCATACAGCGCCCACTTGTCCACATCCGCCGCCCCCAGACGTTTTCCCATGCCGTAGCGCGGGTGAGTCAGCATGTCCCACAGACACCAGGCCGGATTGTTGCTGTATGCCGGTTTCAGACTGCCGTCCCAGATACCACTGTACGTGCGTTTTTCCGGGTCATAGTTTGACGGCACCTGAATGATGCGACCGCGGATATGGTAGTTCACCGTCATCTGCTGGCCGCCGAACTGCTCCGCATCCACCTGCAGCCCCACAATGGCCGTGTTCGGGTAGCACTGTTTCACATCGATGATTTCAGTGTACGATGACCAGAGCGTTCTGTTCTGCAACTGGTCCGTGGTGCTGTCCGCCGTCTCCCGGACCATCCGGATGTTAAAGGGCCGGGGCGGCAGATTATCCAGAATCACCGAGGCCAGGAACTGCGAGGTGGTCTTGCCGTTAATGGTGACATCCTTTTCCGTCACCCAGCGGCCATTACGCTGTAACTGAATCAGCAGGCGGACGGATGCCGGGTTACGGTCGCCCTTTGACGTGGTCTGCACCAGTGACTGCACCCCGAAGGTAACCCGCAGGCGGTCAATGTTCGCGGACGTAATGGTGCGCGTCACCGGCTTTGCCTTCGTCACTTCCACACCCAGTCCGGTTTCAGCTCCGGAGGACTCAAAGCCTTCCGGTGGTGTCTGCTCCTGCTCCCCGGCACGCCAGACCGCCGTCACACCGTGTATCACGGGATTGCCGTCCGTGTCCGTCAGCGGGGTTTTGTTCACCAGAATACTCTGCAGTCCCTTCACCGGACCTTCTATCGGTCCCTCACCAATCGCATCAATCACACTCATCATCTGCGTGGATTTGAGATTATCCTTCGCCTCACGAGGCGTGTGTGCCTTACCGCCACCTTTTCCCATACAGCCTTCCCCTGAATAAATTAACCGCCACTTGCCATTCCGTACAGAAGTCGGATATCCTTCGCCCGAAAAGCATGAAACACATTTCTGCCATGCTAAAGAGAAACCCCGGTATCAGCAGATACCGGGGTTTTCTTTCATGCCCACCGATAATCCTGTTGGTTAAAACCGGTAATGGCATAAAAATTCTGAATATCTTCACATTTTCACAAAATCCCTGTGGCACTTATAATTTCTCTGCGTTAATTTTTTTTGTCGTGACATAAGAATAATTATCTATAGTTGATCTTCGTAACGCTCCCGCAGCTCCGCAACTCTGCGGGATTTTTTTATTCTTTTTACCCCTGCCGCCCGATAACCACGACCTTTCCGCCCCCGCCTTCATCACGGGTGCTGATGTCCTGGGATATACGGCGGGAGCCAACCAGCATTTCCCCGTAAGGCACCGGCATCGGGTTCCCCTGGGCAATCATGTTATCCAGCGAGGAAAAGTACGTGTTCTGTCTGCCGTTATCCGTTACGCGGTAATCCGGTGTTTTTGCCTTCGGGGCCAGCATCTGTGCCACACCGCCCAGTATCATGCTGGCCCCCAGTGAAAACAGCATCGTGGTGGCAGAAAAACCACCGGCTGCCAGGGCTGAACCCCATAACGCCATCGAGCCTCCGGCCGTGAAGAAAGAGCCCACGATGGCTGCCGCCCCCAGCACAATCTGCAGTCCGCCCTTTCCGGCTCCGGCCAGTCGCGGCACAATGTGGATGACCGTTCCCTCACCCAGCTGTTCGTGAAGACGGGCGTACACCGCCTCCGGTGCCGTGTCATCACCGGCAATACGTATCTGGTACCAGCCTTCGTTCATCTGACGGCGAAAGCCCGGCACCTGTAACGACAGGGCACGGATGGCTTCCGCTGCCGTGTTCACATACAGGCTGAGGCGGCGGCCAAATCGTTGCAAATCCCCGTGAAGGCAGATGCGTGCCAGTGGCGGTGACGCCAGACAGAATGCGTTCGTCGTTGCCATTTTTCGGAATACCTCTCCCGTTTACTCAGTTGTTCAGGCAGATGGTGAAGCAGCTCACCGTTGCCGCAGTAAATGGCGGCATGGTTCGGTACCGAAGCACCAAAGCAGCACAGCAGAATATCGCCCGCCTGTGCAGAGGACAGGGGCACCCGGTAAAAGCCGGTGACCGCCATATTGTCCAGGTAAAGGTTCTGACCGTTGCGCCACCAGTCATCCTCGCGATGAAAATCCGGCATTTCAGTCCCCGCCAGATGGTATGCATCCCGGAACAGGGTGTAACAGTCCGTCACCCCGTGCTCAAAGCGCCGTCCCGTCAGGTGCGGCACGCAGCGGAATTTGTGAATGTCACCCCGGCAGACCAGCCACCAGGGCAGTGCGCTTTTTATCTGCAGCCGCCGGTCAGCCTCGCTCAGCCAGGGCAGCCCACCGGGATGACTGTGGACCAGTGCCACAATCTCCCCCTGCATCTCTGCCCGCAGCCAGTCTTCCGGTGCAATACGAAAATACGCCTCCGGCTCTGCAGAGATATTCACACAAGGGATATACCGCTCCCCCTCCGGCGTTCTCACCACTAAGCCGCACGACTCCGCAGGCACACACCGCCGGGCATGCGCCAGAATCGCTGATTCTGTCTGTGTCATTGGATTTACTGCGAAAGTTTGTTAATGGAAAGGAAACCGCCAAAATTAGCCACCATGCCGCGCATCTCACACCCGCGCATGCACTTGCTGCATCTGTCCTTACGGATATCCGTGGTGGGGTTGTCGAACTCATCCGCCACCGCAGGACCGTTATACCCGCATTCATCTCCCCGGTAATCCCACATACAGGTGTTCGCCAGCATGATGCGACCGGGAAACAGCGCCCCGTCCGTCTCGGTCGGTGTAGCCAGCACAAACGAGGCCGTCATGGCTGTCAGCTGCGACATCTGCTCCACCACCCAGCGGTCACTCAGCTCCTGCTCCGGGTCCGCCTCCGGATTGCCCGCAACGAAATTCACCGCATCCAGAAAACGGGCATACACCCGGCGGCGGACCACCGTGGCCCCCACCAGACTCTGCAGGTCTTCCGCCATCCCGGTGACCAGACCGAACAGATTGGACACCGTCAGCGACGGTCTGGCACTGCTGCCCCGGCCGTTCATCTCAAAACCGCTGCCGTCAATCGGGTATGCCTCATACTTACGCCCCTGCCAGGTGACCGGCTCCCCTTTTTCATTCAGCTCATTACAGAAAAAATACCGCTCACCGCCCTGTACCGTCAGGTCGATTTCCCAGAGTACCACCCGCGGTGACTGCTCTGATTTAACCGACTCGTTCAGACTTTCTTCGTGAATATCCTGCATCAGTTCACCACCTGCTCAATCGTACAACTGAAATCACTGTACCTGGCGTTATCTGTGACGCTCCACTCCCGGCATACCACCCTCACCGTCCGGTTATGTTTCGGCGGTCGCCACAAAAAGGCACGGTAACCACCATGCCAGGATAAAAATTCATCCAGCCAGCGCCGGGTTGGTTCATCCGTCACCCGGAACACCGCCTGAAACGTCTTCAGTCTGGCATTAAGTCCCGTCGGTCGGCGCTGTTCATAACCGTCACCAAACCGAACCCTCACCACCGACGGTTTCTCACTCACCTGCATCCCTTCACGCGGGACCAGATGCAGCGTTTTTATCTCAGCCACTCAGCATTCCTCCGTCACGTCGCATGGACAGCATCACCGCCTGCACCCGCTGGTCAATCAGCTGCACAAGACTGCCTGCCGCCTCCGGCCCTATCTGTCCGTTAGCCCCGTCATTCTGAATGGCGATGTGGTAGACCGGGGAATACACCAGACCGGCACTGCCGTTCATACTGCCCACCGCGCGTACGCCCAGCGAGCCATCCGCCGCCCGGGTCAGGGGCATAATGGCTTCAGGTCCGGCTTCCCCCATCAGCCCGGCCCCTTTTGCAAACGCAAAGTACGTGGGCGTGTCCACAATGCTGTTGCTGTACGCACTCAGGTTTGCCGAGGTATACACGCCGCCTTTTGCATTGGCCACCGCACCGCCCAGCCAGTCACCAATGCTGCCAATAAATCCTCCCGCACCGGACATACCGTTTGCCGCCGTCTTAATTCCGTTGACAATCGCGGCATTCATAAGAACTTTTGAGATTTCCTGCAGTACGGATGAGGCCCAGTTGCGCCATTCCACTTTGTTTCCGTTCAGCATCTCCGTGATGTTATTCACCAGTCCTGAAATCCCCTCCGTTGCCAGCTGTGCTGCCTGAGAGGCGTAATCGGATGCATTGTCCACCCAGTTACTGAGCCCCTCCTGCAAGCCTTTCTGCCAGTCCGCACGCTGCGCATCCGATTCGGCATAAAAGGCTGCCTGGTCCTTAAGGCGTTCGCTCAGATACTGCGCGTTCTGTGCCCGTGCCTGTCTGTAAAAATCCTCACTGATATCCCCGGTCTGATACTGAGACTGAAGGTCCGCATCCTTCTGGCGGAAGCTGTCGCGGATCTGCTGCAACTCCCGCATGCGTTCCCTGGCTCGTTCTCCCTGCCCGTACCCCAGCAGTTCGGCTTCATTTGATGCACGCGCAGCCACATTATCATTCTTCAGGGTCTCTTCCCGGGATCGCAACTGTTCCCGGATTTTTTGCTGGTCAATCAGGGCCGCGTTACGCAGCAGTTCCTGCTTCTGCATCTCCGTCAGGGTTTTCAGTTCTCCCTGCGCAGTCTGGTACTTCAGCTTCGCCAGTTCTGTATTCTGACCCGCCAGTGCCAGTTGCTCTTTCTGCTGTTTCAGTAGCCGGGAAAAACTGTCTTCCGCTTTTTCCGTCTCTGATTTTCCACCCCGGGATTTAGGTTTGTTCGCCTCGTTATTACGCCAGGCTTCCAGAGCATTACTGATATAACGCTGTCTCGCCTCCTGATACGAATCCCCCACAAAACCGAGGTCATCGGCCGCATACCCCAGCCGGGCACGCTCTTTTTCTTCCCCTTTCAGTCTGGACAGGGCCAGCTCACGCTCTGTTTTTGTCAGGGCGCTCTGCTGTTTATTATCCAGAGTGGTCTGTGGCAGCCGTAACGGCACATTCACCAGTCCCTGCCGCTGCTGAAGCAGTTCATTCCCCAGCCCCAGCAGACGGTTGAATTCCGTATGCTGACCGTTCATAACCAGCATGGACTGGTACACCTTATTCTGCTCTGCCGCCTGCTGACGAATTAACGCCACACGACGGTCTTCCAGCCCGGCAAGCACATCCTGAATGGACTGCGCTTTTTCCTGCATCTGTGCCAGACGGGACTGCTCAACGGCAAGCTGCTCTGTTGCCTGAGAAAGCCCTTCCGTTACGGTCTTCACCGATGTCAGATGGTTTATCATGAATCCGTCACCGGTTGTCCAGCCAGGGTTAGCCAGAACATACTGATATCCAGCGATTTTTTCCTGCAGGGATTTCACCCGGCTGGCCTGTTCATCAATCAGCCGGTTCTGCTCTGTCAGCGCCGCCCGTGTTCGTCCTTCATTATCTGAGGCTTCAGGCAAAGACATTGACGGCGTTTTATGCGCGATTTCATCTATCGTCAGTGCATACTGGCGCGCTGACTCCCTGGCCTGCTCCTGATTCTGGTACAGCGTATACCATGCTGCTGCCCCCAGCATCACCAGTCCGGGTACGCCACCAACCAGTCCCAACGCACCAGTCATCAGACGTGAACCCACCGCCGTTGTACTGTTCAGCGCATTCTGGGCTGCGGTTCTGGCAGCAATATTTCTGTTCAGGCGTTCCTGTGTGGCCGCCAGACGGGCTTCTGCAGCAATCTGCATCTCCGTCCCGCGGGCTGCCGCCACAGCCTGCTGTGCACGGTACACGGCTGCCCTTGCCCGCGCCGTGGCAATCTGCGTCCCCCTGAGCTGTGCTTCCGCCAGTGCCACTTCATTACGTGCTGCCGTCACAAGTCCTGCCGTGGCAGACACCGCTCCGGAGGCCATATTGCCAAAGTACCGGGCAACCCCGACGGCACCAGCGCCCCCGCTGCTGTTGCCACTGCATCAATATGTCCGGCCACACCATTCAGCACGCCGGAGAGCGTTTTCGTCGAGCCGCTGGCTTCATTCACACCGCCCACCCAGGCCATAAAGGCGTTTTCCACCTTCGTGATACTACCGGAAACCGTTTCCGGCATGGCCGCATATTCATCACGTAATATCCCCAGCTGGCTGATTAACGCAGGGACCACTTTATCCGCTGTCAGTTTTCCGTCATCCGCCATTGCCTTCAGATCTTTACGGGCCACACCCATCCCCGCAGCAAGCGCGCGGATCACCCGGTCGCCATTTTCGTTAACAGCATTAAATTCTTCGCCACGCAGTACACCCTGTGCCAGTGCCTGGCTGAACTGGGTGATCACCGAACCGGATTCCGCAACTCCAGCCCCTGACAGTTTCAGTCCTGTCGAAATGGCCTCCGTCACCTTCAGCACATCATCAGCACTGTAACCATATTCACGCATTGAGGCTGCCGAGCGGGCAAACAGGGCCGCATTATCTGAAAATGCCGTGCCCGTCCGCTGGCTGATATCCATCAGCACTTTCTGTGATGACGAAAATTCATCGGATGACTGCGACGCCTGTTTCAGTCGGGCATTCACGGAACTCCATTCATCGGCCAGAGAAATCAGGTGCCCGGTGGCAAAGGCACCGGCAAATGCCCCCGCCGTTCCGGCAGCTGAAGCGCGGATTTCCGTCAACTGGCTGTTCAGCTCAGCCAGGGCGCGTCGCTGCTCCCGGGCGACTGCGGCAGCCTGACGCCCGCCATTCTGCAGGGTCCGATAATATTCACTGCCCATGCGGGAAGCCCGCTGGATCTCCGACTGGAATGACTGCGAATTTGCCGAAATTTTGATAATCAGTTCACGTAACGTCGCCATTCACCTTTCTCCGGGCGTAAAAAAACCGCCTCAGCGGTTCTCATCATTCATGACTGTGCTGCAAAGTTCAGCGCGTCTTCCAGCGCCGCAAACGGATCCACCTCCGGCTTATCCTCATCCTCGCCCCAGCAGAGCATGGCGTCCTTCAGTGCAACATTCATCCCCTGTGCCCCGAAAACCGCTTTCACGATCTGTGCATTACGGATATCCCCGCGCTCATCACCCAGCGGGGATACCCTGTCGAACTCCATCCACATCATCGCCTCGCTCGCACTCAGGCTGTGCCGCAGTTCGGATAAGGTGCGCCCCAGACGGAGCGCAAGTCGCATCAGAAAGCGAATTTCCGGGCGGGCTACTTTTTTCTGGCCGACTCTGCATCAGCGATCAGTTCCAGTGCCTGACGCAGCAACCGGGCATGTACCGGACCATAGACGGCCAGCACCTGCTCACGGTCGTCCGGAGTGAACACCCGCTGCAGATCCGTATCACACAGGACATCGCAGAACAGCGTCACATCCGCTTCCAGGTTACGGCGGGTTTTCGCCACCACCGACAGGGTATCGTCATCCTCTCCATCACCATTGAGCACTTCCTGCCACAGATACCAGGCCTCTGCCGAAGGCTCCCGCAGCACCACGCTGACATTACCCCATTCCGGCACCTTCACCGTTTTATGACGAAACCCTGACAGTCTGGCCAGCGCCAGCGTTTTCAGATCCTTTTTCATGATGACCCATCCCCTTATCAGGCGGCTGCGCTCACTGTCACGGTGCATTCAAAAGACGTCACACTCTGTGCTTTCTCTGCCGAATCGGTCACCACGCAGGTATATTTCCCCGCATCAGCGGACTGCGCACCTGGCTTACTGAAGGTGTCTGTCGTCTGCCCGTCAACCGGCTGACCATCCTTCTTCCAGGCGTATTTATACGGCGGCGTTCCCCCGTTGGCACTGACTGACATTGTCAGCAGCGCACCGGTATTCACGGTAAGTGTTTTATCCAGATTTTTCACAAACGCCAGCGGTACCACAAAGGACACCGGTTTGCCTTTCAGACGCAGTGAGAACGTTGCAGCCACCACGCCGTTGGTACCGGATGACCAGGTGTGCTGACGCACTTCCGCCAGGAATTTAAAGCCCTTACCGGACGGAAACAGCACCTTAAACGCATACAACGCGTCATTGTCATAGGCATCACGCAGGGCGTTCTGGGCCTGATTCAGATAAAAATTACCCGACATGGAAATCTCAGACGACGCCCCCAGACCGTTGATGTTCTCCTGCTCTGTGGAGCAGAGCGTGGTCACATCAATATCCTGTTTCTGACCGGCGGTGAACTGGACTTCCTTGATGGTGCAGTCCAGGCGCAGATATTCCGCCTTATCCATAGTTTCAGCAGTCGCCGGGGCAGATGAAATCATCACCTGCGTCAGCTGTGAGCGTTCATACAAAGCAGACATTCTGCCTCCTGATAATAAAAAACCCGCACGCGGCGGGGTATGGTTTTGTAGAAAAAAAGAAAAAGTCACACCGTGACCTGAAACTCCAGGGTTGCACGGTAACAGCGGTTTTCCGGAATATAGTCCTGCATTTCACTGACGGATCCCGGGGCCAGCAGCATTATGGCTTCACGGGCGTCCTGACGTATCTGACGCGCCTGCGTCACAGTCCCGGCATAAACGTCTATCTGCACCGACACTGAGGACTCCGCCTGCCCGCCCATCACGTCCGCTGACACCGATGAAATCAGGCTGAAAACCACCCACGGAAGCGCCACCGACGGCCTGCCATCCAGCAGGGGGACCACATACGGGTACACCTGCCCGCCGGCAAGATGCGCCAGATGAGGATACAAATCCGCCTCCGTCATCGTCTCAGTACCTCATCAATGGCCCGGTTCATCCGCGCAATCGCCACCTGAGCTGCCTGTTCACTGCGCACATCAAACGCCGGGCGCACAAACGGGTGCGGTGGCATATTCACGGTCCCCATTTCCACAAACCGCCAGTAGAAAGCATTGCGCGGGTTATCCGCCTTCATGGTGTTATCGCTGTTACCGGTGTCCGGATTAACACCACGGATATGGACACCGGATTCCATCCCGCCATCGCGGGAGCGCCGGGAAAGGATCACCACATTGCGGCGCAGTTTTCCCCTGCGTACCGGTGCCCGTGACACCACTTCTTCTTTCAGCACATTCGCACCCGCACGGGTTGCCTCACGCAGCACCCGGTTATTTTCCGCACCACTCAGAAGCTGCAAATCGCGGCTGATGTCCTCCAGCCCCGAAAAATCCAGCAGGGTTTCGATCATTTTTCCCCTCCCAGCCGACAGAGAATTTCCAGACGCCCGCCGGTCGTATCCGGCACGGGCAGCCCGACAACGTTCAGGATCCGGTCACGCCATGGACCACTCAGCACATGAAGTCGTGACGCTGCTGTGATTTCCCGGCCGGACTGACCGCGCACCCAGATGCGGATTTCCGCCTGAGCCATTTCCGCACCGGACTGCATCCGCTCCCGGCTGCTCCTGCCCCGGATATCCGCATGAATTTTCCCGCATGACACCCACTCTTCCGTCATTTCTCCGGCAGCATTACGGGTTAACACCGGGTTCAGAACACTTATCATCTGTGTCAGACGACCTGCAGATATTGCCATCCCCCCCCTCCTCATAACACCGTCGGACAACGCAAATCGTAAATCAGCACGGACACAGAAAACGGCAGTTCCCCCTGCACGAGGTCTTCCCGCTCCGCAAGATCCGGATTCCGGTACAACATCCCGGTCAGGCGCATGGCAGCCCCCTTCATCCGGGTTAATGCCTCGCCCGGGATCAGTTCACCGTCCTCACGGATTACCTTATCCCGGCTGCCCTGAATGTAGGCCAGCAGCACAGCTGTAGCCTGACGAACCTTGTCCATCAGCATGTCATCATCCGCGTCATGGTCAACACGCAGATGAGCCTTGATTTCTTCCAGTGTCAGTAATGCTGTCACTTTCCACCTCCTGCATCCCGCCCTCGTTTTGCAGCCAGGGTCCAGCCTGATGAATGAGCTTCTCCGGGTTTATCACCGGTCATGCTGTTGCAGTGCCACAACGAGCCCCCCCACGTCACCGTATCGCCGGGGTGGTAGGTTTCGCCGGTTCTGAATACACCGCGATAGAGCATCACCGGCAGGGAAAATGTTTTTTCCGTACACTGGCCACTGCTCTGCCGGACCACCACAGTGAACGACCGTTCGCCGGTCATGCTGACGTCAATATCGGCCACCCCGTCAACCAGGCATTCCCATCCCCGCATCCCGTGCGTTTTTTCATACGCCCGCCAGAGTCCGCCCTGGTGTGTGGCATACGTGCCCCGGGGAAAGGATTTTTGCTCATCAATCGCCGGGAATATTTCCAGTGCCGTAGCATCACGCCCGTCCTGTGGAGCCGGCAGGGCACTCACCGCATCCAGAACCGCCTTCTGCAGAACTTCCGGATCGTAGTCACGACCGTCGCGCGGAACGGGGATATGACTCACGGCATCCGTCACCATCTGCTCGAGCATCGGACGCACATCATCCGGTGTGATACTTTTTCCATCTGCCGGTACCGGAAGTTTTCCGACAGCGTCATTCACCGCCCTCAGCAGCACCTCCGGATCATAATCACGACCATCGCGCGGAGCAGGGATATGACTCACTGCGTCCTTCACCATCTGCTCGATCATCGGGCGTACATCATCCGCAGTGACACTTTTACCGTCCGCCGGTACCGGTATTTTCGCGACCGCATCATTCACCGCCTGCTGCAGCACCTCCGGATCATAATCACGACCATCGCGCGGTACCGGAATGGCCCCCACGGCGTCATTCATCATCGCCTGCAGAACAGGGCGCACCTCATCCACCGTCACATGCTTCTGTAACAGAGCAGACAGGGAAGCCAGTTTCTCTTCAAACGCCCCCGACTGTGCGGCCATCTTCTCCTCAAATGTGCGCTGTAAATCCGCCAGCACCGTGGCGAATTCTTCACCCAGCGCACGGATAATGGACAGTTCACGCTCTGTCATTTTCGCAGTATCCCCCTGAACATCGCCTTCACCGCATCACGCTCTGTTTCGCTTATGGCCTTATTACCGTCAGATGCGCCGTCAGGCAGCTGTGATGAAACTGTTTTCCCGGTCGACGCGAACGGATCCTCACGGGCATCACGACGGGACAGCGCCTCCAGACTGTAGTTCTGCTGCTGAAGATACAGTGCATCACCGCCGGCCAGAGGCGGCAGGTTCTCCCGTTTACGGGCCTCATTGGGCGTGAGAAGCGTATTTTTCACCGCATCCCCCAGCGTTTTCATGCGCCGCTCACTGTCCATTCTCAGCAGCGTGGTGACATCAAATTCTGTACTCTCGTTTTCCCCCGTTTCCAGCGCCTCATCCAGTAACAGTTCAATGGACTCAATCAGCGTCTGCAGGCACTGGGAATAATACTGCTGCTCCAGCGCCTCCACGTTGTCACTGGAAGGCGGTTGTCCCACGCCAATCTTGTAGGCCGGGACACGGAACACCGAACAGACAATTTCAGCGGTCATCTTCAGTTGTTCCACCGTCTGCGCATCCACCGGTGAAAACGTCGTGGGGTTGTATTTTGCCCCGTTGCTCAGAATGGCCGTTTTCCCCGCATTTTCGCCTGTATACCCGCTGTCCCAGTTGCTCTTCAGTTTTTTCGCATTTTCTTCCGTAATACTGCCGGGGATCTCAATCACCCCGGACGGCCTGCCGCCATTTCTGAAAAAAGACGTCGAATTTTCCTGAATATGATGCCCCTGCGTGGCCGCCAGCCCGGCAGCATACACCGGCGGCAGCCCCACAAGCGGATGAAAAAAACAGTTAAACCGGTCGTGGATCACTTCCCTGGCAGGCACCGTCACCGCCTCAGTGATCCCGCAGTTCCGGTCCGGTGTAATGCGATAGAACACCTCGCCGTCATCCGCCACCAGAGGTTCAACCCGGCTCCAGTCCAGAATACGCAGTTCTTTGATCTGCCCCCGGGAGTTACGGATTTTCAACACCACCGTATTGCCGTGACGCAGTTTGGCGTTCAGCCACAGTTCAAAAAACTGGATACGATTCTGCTGTGCATTGGGACGACGACAGAGACGGGCAATATCCCCCTGTCGTTTTTCACGGCGGATCCCCTGTGTATCGGTCTGCATCAGGCGCAGCCGCATTTTGGCGATATCCTGGGATATCAGCGAAATGCAAGAAAACACCGCGTGAAAGGACAAAACGGTTTCCGGATCGGCTTTCACACCCTGCTGCCAGGCACCGGCAAAAGGCTCAGCCACCGCCTGAAACAGGCTGGTCCAGCCCACCTCTTTTACATCACGTCCTGATTTCTGGTTTTTTCGGGTTCGCCGCAAAAGGTTCCACATTCGCCATGCTCCGCATCACGTTTCTTTTTCTGACCTGCCGGACGTCGCACTGTGATGTACTCCGCCTTCCCCAGGCGAACCAGCACCTCCGCACACGGCTGTGCCACATCACGGATATCCCCGGCCCGGGCATCATGCGTGCCCTGCAGATACTGGATTTTTGCCATCAGTTACTGCGGGAAGCTCGCGCCTCCCGCCCTCCTCATCAGACTCAGCCGCCGGACGCAGTTCCGTAGTTCACACCGGTGATCACCGCCACTGCCGCGGTACGGCGACGACGCCAGTTGATCCAGCGCTCCGCACGGATGGCCACGCTGCCGGTCTGGAACATGGAGACCAGCTCCACCGGTGACGGTGTGCTGCTGTCGCTGGTCGGTTCAGACTGCATCTCCAGTGACGCTTCACGGGACATATCCACCGCCACACCGCCGTCATCAGCCAGATAAATATCCGGCGCATTCACCAGCACCAGCTGGTCACCCACGTACTGGGAGACAATCACCGGCAGGCCCTGGAAGGTGCCGCCAAGCAGGGTCATGTCCGGATATTCCTTCTGACCCAGCGCATTTTTACGCATGGACAGCGCCAGGGCATTTGTGCTGGACATCAGCCAGACCGCACCGGTGGGCTGCAGGTTTGCTGCCACAAACTGACCAAACGCGGCTTCCGCATCCGTATCCGGGTTACCGGTTGATGCCGTGCCCTTCACATCATGGGTGATGGACGCAGGGGAAACATCGGCCACCGCCGCTTTTTTCGGGTCCACAAAGTCTGTGTCCAGACGCGCCACCACCGCTTCCGCCAGTGCATTACGGACCAGCGCATCGGCGGCAGGACTGGAAAAACGGATCAGCTCTTCCGTCAGTACCGCAATAGCCGCCACCTTCGCATGACTGAAGGTGATGGATTCAAAATCAAACTTCGTCAGGGGTCTGGCCTTACCCTGCCCCACCCAGCCGGCAGCACCACCGGACACCTGGGCATGCACGCGAATATTGAACGGCACCTGACGAAGTGCCGGGATCCCGCCATGACCAAATCGCCCGATAATGGTCTGCGGACGCAGATAATCAATAAAGTCCTGCGCATATTCCTGATATTCAGACAGGCTGCCTGCCCACTGTGGGTCCGTGGTGGTCCCTGCCCCCACCGCCGACTTCAGGACATGATGCAGACGGCTGTCATCCGGATACTGACGACGGGCCACTTCCAGGGCTTCAGAGCGGACACCTTTAGCCGCGGCCAGTGATTTGGCAAAGCGGGCGAAACCAATCCCCTTCTCCAGTTTCTGCTCAACACGGATCACCGGCGCTGAAGCCACCGTGGCCACATTCCCGTTACCGGCCTGTTTCACCGGCTGTGCCGTGGCGGCCTTACTGGTTTCCAGTTCACGCAGACGCTTCAGGTGCGCATCCACCTGACGGATTTCCGCTGCGGTGTTGTCGTAGTGCTCTTCCTCTTCCACATCCAGTGTGCGGCCTTCCTCTGCGGCTTTGGTCATGACCTCCTCAAGGGAGGCTGCCAGCGCCGCACGCTTGTTTTCAAAACTTTTAATCTGTTCACCAGTATTCATTGCTGACTTTTCCTTATGAAAAGAGGTTATTGACTGTGCCGAAGCGCCGGCAGAAGATGCGATTTTCACCACCGGTTTCCGGTTGCCGGACGCGGCAGAAAACGGGCGGTCGAAAGATTTAATGGTCTGGATGGTGCATTCCGCATTCGCGGGCACGGTGACGGCAGACACCTCCATCAGCTCCCAGCGCAGAAAATGCAGTCCGCCTCCGTCCAGATAAGTGTATTCATGGGGCCGGAAGCCCACAGAAAGCCCCCTGACCAGCCCGGTCTTAATGGCAGCCCATGCCTCATCCAGCCGGGCAGCCAGTTGCGACGGCATATCCGGTACGGGCTTCACCAGTGTTGCCGTGATTTCCAGCCCTTCCCTGATCCGACGCACCGTACACTGGCCTACAGGGCGGGAATGGTCATGCTGCCAGAGAAACGGGATCGTACTGCCAAACTCCGCCCCCTCCGGCTCCAGGATGTCACCATCCCGATCCGGAGAAGGCGTTGACGCAATCCCGGTGATCACCCGTTCATCCTCACTGAAGGATTTCACCGTCAGCAGGGAACAGGCCCGTTTAAGAGTCACATCAGCCTCCTGAAAATAAAAAAAACCGCCGCAGCGGTTCATGATGGTTACAGGGTGAGCAGGGTTATATGAAAAAAACCTCATACGCTTTCTTTTTCGGTTCCGGATTCAGGGACATCAGGGACACCGCATTGAAGAGCGCCATCAGCGGGTCAATTTTTCCCCGTCCGCTGGCCTGTTTGGTAATAAGGATGGCGTTACCTTTAGGCTCCACCCGGGCATTGCCGACACACCAGGCCATCAGGGGCTGGCCACCATGCACCAGTACCCCTTCAGCCAGTTTGCGCTCGGTGGTTTTGATGGCCCCGCCCAGCTTCCAGCCCTGGCTTATCCCCACCACAATTCCGTCGGGGATCCCGGCTTCCGCCAGTGAATCCAGAATCTGCCCCACCCCTGACGGGTCAATACCGATATGGTCCAGTAACTCAGCCTCATGAATGCGACGCACATATTCCGCCACTTCCGCCGTGTCATCCCCGACACGCCGGACAATGGTCATATCTCCACAGGCAACAAGATCCTGAAACCGGGACGCCTCGCTCTTCCGTCGGACCACCGCGGTTTCATGCGCCCAGGCATGGCCCCAGCCCAGCCATTCGCGGGTCTCCCGGTCACGCCCAATCACATACATCCCCAGCAGATCATCCAGCCCTCCGCCGTCAATCCCCACCGTCACCACATCAGCACGACGCAGGATATCGTCCAGGCTGATACAACGGCCCTGCTCTTCCCAGAAATCAGCCCCCGCCCAGCGGTCAGAGCGCAGGGCAAGACCAATTTCCACATTGGCGTGTTTTGACATGAACCCCCGGAATGTCTCTTCACCGGCTTCCCGGGCTTTACGGTACTCCCGGTACAGAAAGGCCTCATCCACTGAATAGCCGAGATTCGGATTGACCATGGCGAGGTTTTCCATCAGCAGGTGAGCCCCGCTTTCCACCATTTCAGGAGGGTGTTCAAATATCACCGGCAGAAAGTGCGGATCATGAATTTTGCCGTCGCGCACATCCCGGGCGTACTGCAGTTTCTGTCTGAACACCCCGGCAGGCGGTTCATTCGACTGGGTGGTCGTATACACCACAAACCCTTCCGGGCGGGAGGCAAGGCCGCCTATGGCTTCACGTAACATGTCCTCCGCCTTGCACTGCTTGCCAAACAGCCACAACTCATCAATCAGCGTACCCACGGACTTGATACCGGACACCGTATTCGGATCGGCAGCCACCACCTTCAGGGTGGTGTCTGTCACCCTGTGGGTGATGGTCCGGATATGGGTCTGTACCTGGCAGAGGTCATCCAGATCATCGTCACGTCGTACCATATCCCGGGCAGGGTTGAAGGCGTTGGCCGCCACCTCCACAGTCGGGGCCAGAATCGTGTAACCCGCCGCCTGCCGCCAGTTCAGTAACAGTGCAGTCATCATGATCCCCGCGGCCAGCGTGGACTTCGAGTTTTTCTTGGGGATAAGGATAAAAACTTCCTTGATATGGCGTACACCGGTCTGCGCATCGTAGGAGCCAAACAGGGCCGCCACCAGGTCAAACACCCACGGTGCACAGGACTCCCCGAACGTCGGGCTACCAGGTGCATCCACAATCCGCAGTTGTTTAAAAATCGCCAGGGCATGTGCGGCCTCGTCCGGATAAATCGGATCCGGAATAATCGACAGCCCCTTTTTCAGGCGCTCTGCCCAGTCCGGGCAGGCTGTGCTCCATACAGGTATCATCCGTTGCCCTCATTATCGTTATTCACCACCAGTCGGGGTGGCGGTGGCACCGCAAAACGGTTAGCCGCTTTTTTCGCGGCATCACCTTTTGCCGATTTTTTCCCGGTATCCCCTTTTTTATGGTGCGTGAACTGCGCCAGACGCCAGGCCGCATCCAGTGCCAGTTTCGGATCAATGCAGAGGTTTTCCACCAGGATCCGCCCCATGGCTTTCACCGGATCGGGAAGACCATCCTCCATATATTCAATACCAGGAGACATCACCGCGGATGGTGGCATCTCCGGATTATTTTCGTCCGGCTGAGGTATTGCAGCCGCCTCACGGCGACGGGGTTTATCCTCCTGCTCTGATTTTTTCTGCCGGTAAACAGGAACCTCATCCACCTCCACCGTCTCGCATTGTTTACGGGCTATAAACGCAAGCACCTCCGGATCTTTTGCCAGCTGCGAGCCTTTAACCCTGGCGGTCTTCGCCGAATAACCGGCGGCAATGGCTGACGCTGTTTTGTTTTTCCCGGACATGAGCGCCAGCGCAAATTTTCGTTTTTGCGTTGTCAGCACAGCCTCCTCCCGGGTCCAGAACGCACTCAGCCGGGTATGGTTCAGCCCATTTTTCCCCGGCGTCTCATGCCGCAAATGTTAACTGCTGCCTGGTTAACATTTGCTGAAAAAGCCTGTTAACATTTTTTCCGCACAACAAACTGAATAATAAAGATAAAAACCGCAAAAATGCCCGGGCAGCCAGTTAACATGTTAACTGCCCTGAAACGGGAATTTTTTCTCTGCGTGAGAGGGGGCGCGGTGTCCAAAGCGATCGTTTTTTACGCCGGATGATACCCCCCCCGGGTCGGGTTACAGTCCGATGATGTCGTCCGCTCTGTCACTACCTCCGGACACCTCCGGCAGCGTCGGGTCCGGCATACCACCCGCCGCTTCACGAGCAGACTTTTGTCGATGGCATTCGGTACAGAGCGTCCAGAGATTCGTCTCCTCATTACCACCACCGAACTGAAGTGCAATTCGGTGATCGAGTTCACTGTCACAGAGGTCAACCACACGACCACAGATACAGCACTGCCCGGCGTCCCTCAGCCAGATATGACGCTTGAGGGAAACACGTGCACTGCCACTGACACGACGCTGTTCCCCCTTCAGAATATTCACCCGTCGGGTATTCAGTGTTTTGATTCTGCTCTGGAGTGTACGAAGCTCAGCCATGTAAAATCCCCGTCATATGGCAATCAGTAAAGGAAATAAATATGTCATCGAAAAACCGGACCCGCAGAACCACAACCCGCAATATCCGTTTCCCCAATCACATAATTGAACAAATCAACATAGCCCTTGAGCATAAAGGGTCCGGTAACTTTTCAGCGTGGGTTATTGAAGCCTGCAGGAGAAGGCTGGCAACAGATGCAACGCATCTGCGCCCGACCAGCATGACAAATAACGAGAAATGAACGTTCGGTTTCTTCCACCATCGCACCGGACAGGCGACTATGAGGGGACAACGCCGCGCTCCGTTAACGCGGTAAACCCCGGTGTGTATCGTTTTTGATTATCCCCGCACACTCGCGCAGAGGAGTCTCCCTGTCGGGCTGCGGTCTCTGTTAATGCAGGAATACGGCGACAATACCGCGCATGGATAATAAGGTCGCTCAACACACTGGCTGTAATGCAGCGGATACCATGCGGCATTTAGCGGCATTCATCGTACACTCCACGGTTAGCTCTTCATTCGTGGCATTCACCTGAAAGGTCCGGGAGTGTAATTGCGTACATTTACCACTGAACGAACCTTCAACAAGAACACGACCACGCTGCAAAATACGGAACGGAATTGTTCCCTGAAAAGGTTCTACGGTTACCCGTAATTTCTTCATGTATCCTCCGGATAATAAAAAGCCAGCTTAGTGCACTGAGTGCGGATATATTCCTGCGCCCCTTCCAGCTGCTTCTGCATTGTCATCAGCCGTTCTCTGAGGATGAAATAATCCCGTTCAGCGGTGTCTGCCAGTTGGGGGCCGGTTGCATTATCCACGCGGGCGGTGCCGGTGGCTTCACGCACGGGACCTGGACAGGTGGCGTTGATACGCAGGCGCTTACGACCAGCGGCAACGTCAGCGCGAAGAGTTTCATTTTCAGCTCTCGCATCGGCTAATTCCCTCGAGTATTTTGCATCGAGCGCAGCAACATCACGCTGACGCATCTGCATGTCAGTAATTGCCGCGTTCGCCAGCTTCAGTTCTCTGACATTTTTGTCGCGCTGGGCTTTGTAGGTTATGGCGTTATCACGGTAATGATTCAGCCCCAGACTAAGCGCACCACAGGCCACCAGCAGGGCAATGATGACCACGCACAGTACGCGGTTCATTTCACCACCAGCGTATCTGACCGATGAAATAACCGGAGGCCATAATCACAAACACCAGCCAGATAAGAATGAACTTCCAGGTGGATAATTTTTCAGCCATCACTCGAATCTCCCGAATCAGTTTGCTAAAATCAAACACACTTTCTCCTTTGACTTTTCCAGAGTCAGGAAACACAAAACCCCGCTTGCAGCCAACAAACGGGGTTTTTACTTTTATTCACTTAGTTTTTGTCAGTTCGCAGGATTTCGTGTTATCCGTCCGTGTGAGCAAACCGCATTTTTCAGCAAAATATTCTGCTTATCTGTCAATTCCCCAGCACGCCAGCGCACTCTCCTGGTCGCGACGGGATACCTGACCGTAACAGTTGTTTGAACGAATACGGCAGTCTCTGCCACCGTCCTTAATCCACCAGCGAATCGCTTCGCAGGCACCTTTTCGATCACCTGCATTAATTCGTCTGTAAAACGTCGACGGGAAACACTTACCGGGACCAATGTTGTACGGACAGAATGACGCGATCCCCGCTTTCTGGGGTTCGGTCAGTGGCACTCTGATGTTTTTCTCCACCCATGCCAGCGCCTTATCACGCTCAATGGCGTTAACCCGGTCGCATTTTGCCTTCGACAACTTCATGCCTGGAACAACAGGTTTACCATCCACCATGATGGCACCACGGCAGATGGTCCAGATCCCCGCACCATCACGGTATGCCGTGGTGTGGTTACCTTCCTTTTCATCCAGAAACTGGTCGAGAATGTCAGGCGCAGGCGCACCAGCGGCAATCAGCGCCAGAACGGCAGCCGACAGGCCGTATCTGATTTTTGCGTTCATGGATATTTATCAGGATTTATCGGTTTCTGCCCACGGACAGGTTTATCTGTTCCGGTCAGTGAATTAAGGTTGTGATTCCGGTGGAGTCTTCAGAGAACCAGTAATTCTTCCCGGTAGATTTCCTTTGTAGGTTATCCATACATTCTGCGCCTCTAAAATCACGGGGCGCTTTTCCGGCAACGGTTCGTTCCCTTCACATAACCCGGCAGCAACATCCATGAAAAACTGCTTCGCCTGCTTTTTCGCCTCAGCTTCGTAAAACTCCAGCGTGGCACCTTCAGT